GACAGCTGAAGGCAGAAGGATGGTCCAATGTGAAGATTGCTAAGAAATACGGCGTTGCCGATGTCACAATCGGATACCGCCTGAAAAAGGACGCTGAACAGAAAGCGGCTGAGAAGACTTCCGAACCCGTCCAGACAGACGGCAAGCGGCCTTTGGACATCGCAGACCTCCGGGCCAGACGGAAAGCTGGGGAGACCTATGAGCATATCGGCAAAGAGTACGGCGGATGGACGGAAGATGAGGTTCATGCATTTATCATCCAGAAGGGGAAGGAGGAAAGAGGTGGACAGGATTAAATATCTGAATGAGCTTCTGAAAGATGTCACAGACATCCGGAGCCAGCTCTACTCCCTCCGTCAAAATCTGGAATTTATCCAGGAAGATATCAGCTATGTAAATGGCGGACCGTCCCAGAGGAACGCATACAACAATCTTTCTTCTGCTATGGACGCTCGGGAAGAGGCGGATGGCTATATGAGATACGCACAGACGCAGATCAAAAACGCGATCGAGAATATGGAGGAAGGTTGAATGAACATCGACAATGTAAAAATCCCTGACGCATGGGTGGACATTACCAGAGAGTTCAGCTATCTGGAGGGTGCTCTGCGGAAGCTGGCGAAGGAACACGAAGTAGGCATTCACATCGGCATCGACAGCCGGCACGGCATATTTTCCGTAGACGTCAGCAACTATAACGCACGGAAGGACAGGGGAAAGAAGACCTATAAGGGCGTAGAGCGTAATGTCTTCAGTGACGGCGATATTACAACGAGGGGATACAAATACGAGTTCAGGACGGATGGAGGTGATACCGAATGACGTTATACGACTTAACCGCTGATTATCTTACCCTGCAGGAAATGATGGAAGACGACATTTCCGATGATGCGCTTCGGGACAGCATGGAGAGCATTGAGGGTCTTTACGAAGACAAGATTGACGGCTATGCGGCTGTGATCCGGACGCTGGAAGCCGAGGAAAATGCCTATAAGGATGAGGCCGACAGAATGGCGAACAAGGCAAAGGTCATCCGCAACAACATTGCCAGAATGAAGAAAGCCGTGCAGGAATCCATGATGCAGACGGGCATCAGGAAGATTAAGGGCAAGCGGTTCACGGTGGCGATCCAGAAGAATGGCGGTAAGGCTCCATTCGTGCTTACATGGGACAATCCCGATACCCTGCCGGACAATCTGGTGGAGCGTAAGCCGAATATTGAGGCAATCAGAGCAGTTACGGAGAAGGGGGATACAACTTACGGCTATATCGCTGAAAGGGGCGAATCGCTCAGGATCAAATAAGAAAGGAGGCATATTTTGGCGAAGGTTATAGGAGCAATGGGAGAGAGCGGAAGCGGCAAAACGACCGCCATGCGGAATCTTCCGCCGGGTGAGACACTGTATTGCGATTGCGATAAAAAAGGCCTCAATTGGAAGGGGTGGCGCAAGCAGTACAACACTTCAAGAAAAAATTATGTTTGTTCCGACAGCTTTTCTATCGTCGGCGGGATGATGGACAGAGTTAACAAAGACGACGATTTCAAGCATATCAAATACCTTGTTATCGACACTCTTAACGGCCTCATGGTGGCGGAAGAGATGCGGATCCTGGCTATGCAGAGCGGAGACAAACGGAGCGCGTGGAGTGATCTGGCGCAGAATGGCTGGGCACTTATCAATAAGGCCCTGACGCTTCGAGACGACTTAACAGTTATCATCCTCTGCCATTCCGAGACGATTTCCGATGACAACGGCATCATTAAGACAAGGATCAAGACTAACGGCAGGAAGCTGGAGAAGCTGGTTCTGGAATCAAAGATGACAACTGTGGTCTGGGCGGTCCGGCAGGATGGCAAATACAAGTTTATCCTGAGTGCGGACGGAAGCACTTGCAAGGTGCCTTTGGGGGCCTTCCAGACGGACGAATGCGACAACGACATTATGATTGTGCTTAAGGCGCTGGAGGATTACTGATGGGAGAGATTAAAGCGATTGAGACCGTTTATAACGGCTATCGGTTCCGCAGCAGGCTTGAAGCAAGATGGGCGGTGTTCTTCGATGCGATGGGAATCAAATACGAATATGAACCAGAAGGCTACTATACCGAAGACGGAAAATATTATCTGCCGGATTTTTATCTGCCGGATTTTCGATGTTTATTCGAGGTAAAACGTGAAGGTATTTTAGATCACGGATGTCCCGAAAAAAAGTGGATGGAAAGCCAGGAGTGGGAAAAGATCGTATCGGTAACAGAGGCGATAAAGCTGCATAACGAAAAGCTGAATTTTGATTACATCATTTTAGCAAGTGGAACTCCGTATGATTGCAACATTTCCAGCAAAGCTGATTGCGGGCTTGTGTTTAACGGAATCATTGGAGTGATTAGATATGTAGATGTCGAAGGCAAGAGAGACCCTGCAATCGTTCCGATGTTAGAAAAAGATGGACTTCCTCTTTGGGGGCATTTGCCAGTGCGGTTTGAACATCTGATAGCATCTACATCCGGCGAAGAAGTTGTCTTTTTTGGAAAAAGGTCTTACGAAGATTTCGAAAAGACTGATAGGAAAAGCGAGCTCGTCCCGATTGGGGGAAGGTGTGCTTCATTAATAAGCATAATACACGGAATCGTTCCAAGATACAGAGGAGCCCCGCTGTTCACTCCAACCGAATATATCGCATTTGATACGCAGAGAGGCAACGACAGCCTTATTTATTCAGCTTGCATAAAAGCCCGCCAAGCCCGCTTTGAGCACAGCGAGACACCACAGATATAAAGGAGGATATATAATGGCATTACCCACATACGACAAATCCAAACGCAAATCCACCAATTTCCAGCAGCTCCCTAAAGGCGCCTATATCATCAAAATTCTTGGTGCCAGAGAAGACAAATGGGGAAGCGGAGACAGATGCGTCCGGCTTGCCTTTGACATTGCCGAAGGCGAATACGCCGGTTTCTATCAGAACCAGTTCGACAACAACACCAGAGAGGACAAGCAATGGCCTTATGACGCCGTTTTCACGCTGAACATCCCGGAAGACGGGTGTGAGCAGTACATCTGGGATTACTGGAACAGCTTCTTTGCAGACCTTGAGGATTCCAACAACGGCTTTATCTTCTCCGGCGATCTGAAACCCCTTAAAGGCAAGATCATCGGCGCGAAATTCTACAACAAGCAGAGTCAGAAGAACGGCACTGTATATGATCATATCATTCCGAAAGCAGGATGGACCTGTGTTGCCGAAGATGTCCGCAAGGGCAGGGTCGGCAAGCTCCCGAATGACAGACTGATCGGAAGCGGTCGCAATACTTCCAGCGCTGCGCCCGCGGAGGACACAAGCGGATTCGTGGCAGCCGATGACGATGAAATGCCTCCGTTCTAAGCGCTATGGACCATTTCGAGATAATGGACGCGCTTAGCACGTTTCAGATTCTTGTGGACAACAGAGAACAGCGGACACCGAAGGCAATCGAAAGATATAAGTCCTTCGGTGTTCCGTACCAGAGAGCAACGTTAAACTACGGAGATTACTGCGGTTCGATTACCCTTAATGATTCCGCCATCTATGACACAGGCCGGTCCATAAAGCCGGCCTGCGTTATAGAACGGAAGATGTCATTGGACGAACTGGCAATGTGCTTTACGCGGAGCCGGGACAGGTTCCGAAGAGAAATGGAACGAGCTGCGGAAGCCGGCAGTATTGTCTATCTGCTGATTGAGAATGGCAGTTATGAGGCAATCATTAATCACCGCTACCGGAGCCGGTTCCTTCCTAATGCGTTCCTGGCATCGCTCACGGCATGGACCGTCCGCTATAATCTCCGTCCTGTTTTCTGCAAGGCCGAAACGTCTGGAGCACTGATAAAAGAAATACTGTATCGGGACATGAAGGAAAGGCTGGAACGAGGTGAGTACGGATAAAGGATATATCAAACTTTACAGAGATGTCCGCGATCACTGGTTATGGGATGATAAGCCTTTTTCAAAAGGGCAGGCGTGGACAGACCTTCTCATGATGATGAATCACAAAGACAGAGAGGTTATGTTCAACGGGAAAATTATAACCGTTAGTCGCGGATCCAGAATCACAAGTCTCCGCAAGCTGGCCGACCGATGGGGATGGAGTATTCACAAGGTTTCTGACTTCCTATATGTATTAGAAGAAACAGGTATGATTTCACAAAAAAGGGACAGTAAAAAAACCCTTATAAACGTTGTAAACTATGGGTTTTATCAGGGTCAGGAAGATACAAAAGGGACAGCCAAGGAACACTCAAGGAACACTCAGGGAACACTCAAGGGACACTCAAGGAAACAAACAAGAATGAGGAATAATGAGGAATACATTAAAAAGAAAGAAGAAGAATATAAGCCTCCGTCTCTTGTGGAAAATGATGACACTGACGAAGAAGAAGGATGGGGATACGATTGAGCATTTACAACTTCGATCCTGAAGACGCTAAACGCTTCGGGCAGGAACAGCATATCAAATATCAGCAGCGTGGTGATGAACTGCAATTTAAGTATTGCCCATATTGCCGGAACAAGACGAACGACAAGGACACCTTCGCGATCAATCTTCGGACCGGCCAGTTTAAGTGCCTGCGTGCTTCCTGCGGAGCAAAAGGCAACATGATAACTCTTTCCAGAGATTTCGGTTTTTCGCTCGGAAATACAGTTGATGAGTATTTCAACCGGCAGAGACGATTCCGAGACATTAGCAAGTATCCGAGGCCCATCACGAAAACGCCTGCTGTGGAATATCTGGAAAGTCGTGGAATTTCAAGGATGATTGCGGAGAGTTATGCGATCACAACGAAGGAAGACGATGACAAGGTCCTGACTATTCCGTTTTATGATGACAAAGGCGTTCTCCAGATGGTCAAGTATCGGCGGACTAATTTTGATAAAGCGATTCACAAGAACAAAGAATGGTCACTGTCCAATACCAGACCGATATTGTTCGGTATGGACCATTGCGATCCTGAGCGGAGCAAGGCACTGATCATGACGGAAGGGCAGTTAGATGCGTTATCTGTTGCGGAAGCATTTAGCGGAAACATTAATGCCGTATCCGTTCCGACAGGCGCTAACGGATTTACGTGGGTGCCTTACTGTTGGGACTTCCTTTGCCGGTATGATACGCTGATTGTTTTCGGAGACCATGAAAAAGGGCATATCACTCTTCTGGAAGATATGCGGACAAGGTTTCACGGAACTATCAAACACATAAAGGAAGAAGCCTATAAGGACTGTAAAGACGCCAATGACCTACTGCGGAAGTATGGACGGCAGGCAGTTATTGAAGCGGTCAAT